GCCATCTGCTGCAGCTTGTTGGTAACGGCGCCGGCGTTCATCGCGATGACGCGCGCGTCGGGGAAGTCGTACAGGAAGTCCCGCTTCATCTTCTCATAGGGCTCGCGATCGGGCAGGTCGCAGCGCATCTCGACGACGTGCAACGGCGGCAGCTTGTCCTTGTACTGGCCGGGATCTAACAGGAACGTCGCCGGCTTGATGCGCGCCATGACCTGTTCCAACGAGCCCTTGCGCGGTGCCCACTCGCCGTACTCGCGATTGAGGCACACAAAATACTGTTGCAAGAAGGCGCCCTTGCTGCGGCCAAGCAAACCCTGGTCGATGATCTTGCACTGCCCAAACACGTCTTCGAGGCCGTTGGACGTGAACGATCCGGTCAGGCCCCAGCGCAGCTTCATCGGCTCGACGACCTTCTCGAACGCCTTGAACCGCTTGCCGCTCGGGTTCTTCAGCCGCGTCAGCTCATCGAACACGACGCCATCGAAGTTGAGCTGCTGCTCGGCGAGCCACTGCAGATTGTCGTAGTTAGTCACCACGACAGAAGCGCTCGATTTCAACGCCGCTTGGCGCTGCGCCGGTGTGCCGAGCGCGACGGCGACCGTCATGCCCGGCGTCCAGATCGGTTGCTCGACGGGCCACACCTTCTCGCAAACGCGCTTGGGCGCGAGCACCAGCCAACGCTTGACGACGCCCTGGGCGAGCGCGTCGCGCATAGCAGTCAGGGTAAGCGCCGTCTTGCCGGCACCCATCGGCGCCAGCACCATCGCGCGGTCGCGCTCGAAGAGGAAGTCAGCCGCTTCGTTTTGATACGGACGCAATGAAAGCATCGACCTGCTCTGTATTCCAGATAACCATGTATCGCTGATTGGTTTGCTGCATGACGCTCGCAAACACCTTCTGCAGCGGCGACAAGCGCCCGCCCTGCGTTTTCAACTCGACGAACCACGTCTGCCCATCAGGCAAACAGACGATGCGATCGGCCACGCCGCGCTGCGACGGCGAGCGGAACTTAAACGTCACGCCGCCGGCTACTTCGACCGCCCACGTCAAATACTCTTCGATTGTCTTCTCACGCATGGTCAGATAATAATTTACAAAACATCTATTGACAACCAATTTCGCCGCGCCTAATCTTGGCTCAAAGCAGTACAGGAGAGTCTAGTGTCACACAGTAATATCGTCGGCGGCAGCACCGCCAAACGCGTCATCAAGTGCCCCGGCAGCGTCAAGCTCTGCCAGCAAGTCCCACCAAAACCATCGTCGTCATACGCCGACGCCGGCACGCTGTTGCACGACGCCATCGCGCGTATGCTCGGCACCGACGCTAAGGCTGATGATGTGATCGGGAGCATCTATAACGGCATCGAGCTGACGCATGACTTGTATGAAGACAAGCTCGTGCCTGCAGTACAGGCGCTTAACAACATCGACCCTAATCAGGAACTCGAGTATGCCGTCGAACAAACTGTCAGCTTTGGAACTCTTTTGCCGGGCGTGTTTGGCTCTTGCGATATTATTGGGCGTCTTGGTGATCGTGCCGTTATATTGGATTGGAAATTTGGTGACGGCGTGGCGGTCGAGGCCGAGGAAAATCCGCAGCTAATGTTCTACGCCGCAGCCGCGATGCGCACGCCGAGCTTGGCGTGGGTGTTTGACGGCGCCAAAGAGATCGAGTGCATCATCGTGCAACCGCCCTCAGTCAAGCGCTGGGTGACGAGCTTCGATCGACTGCGCCTCTTTGAGCGCGAGCTGGTGTACGCCGTGCAGTTGTCGGAAAAGCCCGGCGCTGCGCTGCATGTGGGCGATCACTGCCGCTGGTGCGCAGCGAAGCCTATCTGCCCTGAGATGACAGGCGCCGCCGATCGCGCGCTTGCCAAGCAGGTGAAAGAGCTGAACGTCGAGGAATTGAGCAAGGCGCTGGTGAAGGCTGACCTGCTTGAGGAATGGATTAAAGACTTGCGTGCGCTCGCGTTCACGGCGCTTGAGAAAGGCGGCAAGGTGCCAGGGTATAAACTGGTAGCCAAGCGCGGCACGCGCAAGTGGATCGACGAGGCCGAGGCCCAGCGCGCGCTGCGTGAGCTTGGTCTGACCGACGATCAAATTATTGAACAGTCGATGGCAAGTCCTGCGACTGTGGAAAAGGTCTTGAAGAAGCTGAAGAAGCCGTTGCCGGAAGGCATCTGCACTTCAGTCTCTTCGGGGACGACGATGGCAACCGTGGATGATCCACGGCCCGAAGTCGTACAAATCGGGCAGCAGTTGACTGCGGCCCTTAATAAACTGATGTAAAGGAGTCTTGATTATGTCCAGTATCGTAAAGTTCTCTAAAGCCGGTCTGCCTGCCGTCACGTCGCTCACTACGGCGTTGCGTCAGATGGAAAACGAAGTCGCCGCCGTTGGCACCGCCATCTTGAAGATGGACAAGACGGGCCACTGGGTCTTTGGCGCAGATCAAACCGAGGTCGAGGATGACAGCCTGTGGGCCGTCAATCCGTTTAGCTTCGTCCACGGCTACATCGCGTGGGGTGATGGTGAGGTGCTAGGAGAGAGCATGGTGTCTGTCTCCGAGCCGTTGCCAGAACCGCCGGCGGCGCCGCCGCAAGCTCGCAAGGGCTGGGAGAAGCAAGTCGGTCTGTCGCTGAAGTGCATCAGCGGCGAGGACACCGGCCTCGAAGTGCGCTACACCACGACGAGCGTGGGCGGTAAGCGCGGAGTGCAGACGTTGGCGGTGGCGATCGCTGAGCAGGTCGATAAAGACCAAGCGAAGCCGGTCGCTATCGTGCGTCTGGGCAAGGAGCATTACCAGCACAAGTCCTATGGCCGCATCTTCACGCCCGTCTTTGAAGTCGTGCGCTGGATCGGCATGGAAGGTGACGCTCCTGAGTCTGTAGAGGCAGAAGCTCCTGCGGTAACAGAAGCCGCTGCCCCCACGGGTCGTCGGCGCAGGGCCGGCTAAAGGAGAGGGAGCCGAAAGCCGTCGCCCCACCCACCCAAGCGGCGAGTAGGCTCCCGATTCTGATGAAGCGTGAACGACGCAACTGCCCCGTCTGTGGCGTAGAGACGTACGGCGGTAAAGCCTGCCGTTACCACAAGCGCGTCTATGACTGGCACGAACGAACAGCGCGTGAGCGACGTGTGAGTTACTGGGCGCACATGATCGGCGAGCTGATAGACAAAGCGAGAGCAGCATGACCAAACCGTCATGGAAAAACCTAGTCCTGACGCTGGAGCAGTACCGCGTGCTGATGGAGCGCAAGCGCTGGGCACGCATTAACAACGAGCGCGTGCGGTACAAAGATTTAGTGGAAGCTTGGGGTATCAAGCAGCACCACATGGCGACCGCCGTGTTTCGCGGCATTAAACAGTACGACTACATCCTGTGGAAAGAACAGCAGTGACTCTTTGGGTCGACTTCGAGACGCGCAGCCGCTACGACTTGAAGGTCGGCGGCGTCTACAACTACGCGCAGGATGCCAGCACCGAGGTGCTGTGCATGTCCTACGCGTTCGACAACGAGCCCGTGCAGACGTGGCTCCCGGTGCACCCGTTCCCTGAGCGCGTCGCCAACTTCAAAGGCCAGATCCGCGCGCACAACGCCGCCTTCGAGCGGCTTATCTTTTGGTACGTCCTGCAGCTCAACTACGACCTGACCCAGTTCTACTGCACCGCCGCGCAGGCGCGTGCCAACTGCCTGCCCGGCAGCCTTGAAGACATAGGCCGTGCGCTTGGCGCCGGTATGCGTAAAGACCATCGAGGCGCGGCGCTCATTCGCCAGCTCTCGATTCCAAAGCCCGACGGCACCTTCCGCAGCGACCCCGACCTGATGGCCGAGATGATCGCCTACTGCGAGCAGGACGTGCGCGCCATGCGTGCAGCGAGTCAGGCCATGCGTGACCTGTCCGATGCGGAGCTCGCCGACTACCACGTCAACGAGCGGATCAATGACCGTGGCGTGCTCGTGGACGTGCCGCTCTGCAAGGCCGCCGTCACCTACGCTGAGCAAGAGCTCACCGACATTGAGAAGCTCGTCGTCGAGATTACCGAAGGCGCGCTCACGTCAGTGCGCTCGCCGCGTATGCGCGAATGGGTCGCCGAGCGTTTAGGGGCAGAAGCCCGCAAGCTGATGACCGTCTACAAAGACGGCGAGAAGAAAACGTCGATCGACAAGGCGGTGCGCGCTAACTTGCTCGCCGTCACCGACCCTGAGCAAGTGCCGCCGGACGTGGCGGACGTTATCCAATGCGCTGACGATCTGTGGGCCTCGTCTGTCGCTAAGTTCAACAGGCTCGCCAACTTAGCCGATGTTGAGGATCACCGTGTCAGAGGAGCATTTGTATTTGCTGGTGGAAGTGCCACGGGGCGCGCTTCAAGCTATGGCGCCCAAGTTCACAACTTCACGCGTCGCACTCTTGGAAACGCTGATGCCGTCCGACATTCAATGGTCAGAGGTCACAGTATCGTTCCAGAATATGGGCGACGGGTTACAGATGTACTTAAAGGAATGTTGCGACCCGCTCTCATCCCCACCCGAGGTCACGTTTTCGTCGTGGCCGACTGGTCAGCGATAGAAGCCCGCGCGACGCCGTGGCTGTCCGCCGACCTGCAGGCCGACACCGTGCTCGATGTGTTCCGCGCAGGCGGCGACATATACAAGCGTGAGGCCGCCGGCATCTACAACACCACGCCCGACGCTATCACCGACGAGCAGCGCCAGATCGGCAAGGTCGCCATCCTCTCGCTTGGCTTCGCCGGCGGCATCGGTGCGTTCGCGGCGATGGGTCGCGGCTACGGCATCTTGATGAGCGAGTCCGACGCGCAGCGCATCGTCAACGCCTGGCGCCGTGCGAATCCATGGGCGCTGCGCTACTGGCAGTTGCTAGAGAACGCGTACATGCGCGCCATGCGTAATCCCGGCCACGAGTTCAGCGCCGGACGCGTGACGTATTTGTACGACAAGTTGCATCTTTGGTACATGTTGCCAAGCGGACGTGTGCTCAATTATCCGTTTGCACGCCTCGAAGAGGATGGCGTATCGTACTTGAAAGCCGCATGGAAACCCGCAGCCGACGCGACCGAATGGCCTCGCGCTCGACTTTGGCGTGGCCTTGCGTGCGAGAACATCACTCAGGCGACCGCCAACGATCTACTGCGCGAGAGCTTGCGCGAGCTGGATCGTCGAGGGCTGTCGACTGTCCTGCATGTTCACGACGAAATTGTTTTGGAGTGCCCCGAGGACGCCGCCGATGCGACCGTCGCCACGTTGCGATCGGTCATGTGCACGGCGCCCGCGTGGGCTGAGGGGTTCCCGCTCAAGGCCGATGTGAAGGTCATGAAGCGGTACGGGAAATAAAAAAGCCCCGGTGGGAGCCGGGGCTAACGCTCTAAGGAGAACTGAACGATGATGACCTTCGTCGACTATTTAGCACAGGCCGCCCCAGAAGGCGAGACAATTCTACTTGTGCGTCAAAAGCCGCGTATCTACGACGGCCAGCCGGCGCTGCACGGCGACGGCACGCCTAAATACACTTGGCCGCCGTGTCTGCCCGAGCGTTATCGCGAGGACAAGCCTGCCGCTTGGTACGGCAACACCGCGCTCTTCGTGCTTGATCGGTTCAAGGACGGCAAGCTCTCAGCAGGCGCCGCGTTCTCGAAACACGTCGCGTTCATGGTGCTCGATGACGTGGGTACCAAGTCCAAGATTCCGCCTCTGGAGCCGTCATGGAAGATCGAAACGAGTCCCGGTAACTACCAGTGGGGCTACACGTTCGACTACGACCACCAGCCGACGAAAGAGGATTTCGCCGCCGCGATTTTTGCGATCGCCGAAGCCGGCTACACCGACAAGGGCGCGATCAACGCCGTTCGTAATTTTCGCATCCCCGGCTCGATCAACTTAAAGCCTGGGCGCGATAACTTCCCTGCGCGCCTTGTTGAGTTTTCTCCTATTCGGTTTTTCACTCTCGATCAAATCTGTCGTGAGCTCGGCGTTACGCCTGCCGCCGCTGACACCGCCTCTTACCAGCCGATGCACATTGAGGACGACGGCAACGACGCCGTGCTCGCTTGGCTCTCCGAGCAAGGCCTCGTCATCAACCCACCGAACAGCACAGGCTGGGCGGGCGTCGTGTGCCCGAACCACGCCGAGCACTCCGACAACAACCCAGAAGGGCGTTATCACCCGGTGCACCGCGCGTTCGATTGCTTCCACGAGCACTGCGGCGACTGGAACAGCGAGCGGTTCCTCCGTTGGGTCGAGGCCGAGGGCGGCCCGGCGACGGGCTACGGCCTGCGCGATGAGCTGCTTGCAAAGACGATGGAGTCCGCGCTCTCGAAGATCACGCCGACCGACTCGTACCCTGACGCTGCGCAACAGGTCATCGAAGAGGTGCGCCGGCGTGAGCTTGGGCGACTGACTAAGAATGAATGGTACGAGCGTTTCGCCTATCTGCAGGACGACGACGCGTACTTTGATATGGTCGAGCGCCGCGAAATTTCGCGCGGGACGTTCAACGCACTTTTCCGTCACGTTTCCTCTAAATCCATACGCACCGGCCGAGCCATCGAGGCGTCCATCTGCTTCGATGAGCACCGCCAAGAGAAGGGCGCGCACTCACTGATCGGCGTCACCTACGCCGCCGGCGAGGACATACTCGTCTCGCGTGCTGGGCTCGTATATGGCAACCGCTGGCGCAACGCGCGGCCCGTCGTGAGCGGCGGCGGCGACGTGTCGCCGTGGCTTGAGCACTTAGAGCACATGATCCCTGACGCCGCCGAGCGCGCTCACGTCTTAAACGTGATGGCGTACAAAGTCCAGCACCCCGATGTAAAAATAAATCACGCCGTTTTACACGCCGGTCGTCCTGGTTCTGGCAAAGATACTCTCTGGGCGCCGTTCTTATGGGCTGTTGGCGGGCCTCTTAACGTAAACGTGTCGATGGTGCGCAACGAAGAGTTGTCGAGCCAATGGGGCTACGCGCTCGAAGCGGAAATCATGGTCATTAACGAGCTGCGCCAAGCTGAGGCCAAGGATCGCCGCGCGTTGGAAAATCAGCTCAAGCCTATTATCGCGGCTCCGCCTGAGCTTCTGCCCGTCAACCGTAAGGGTCTACACCCGTACGATGCCTTAAACCGCATTTTCGTCCTTGCGTTCTCCAACGAGCGCGCCGCTATCAGCTTGCCTTCTGACGATCGTCGCTGGATGGTCGTCTGGAGCGAGGCCGAGCGTCTGCCTGAGCGCGACGCGGCGCGTCTCTGGGCTTGGTATAAGGCCGGAGGCTTCGAGCAAATTGCCTGTTGGCTTTCCTCATACGACGTTTCCAAGTTCAACCCCGGCGCCGTCCCGATGATGACAGAGGCCAAGGCCATCATGATCGACGCGGGCATGAGCACGGCCGAGTCGTACCTTGTCGAGATGATGCGCGCCCGCGCGGGCGAGTTCGCGCGCGGTGTGATCGGCTCGCCGTTCCACGCCGTGTGCGATCGCGTCGCCGGCGCCATGCCTGCAGGCGTCAAGGTGCCACAGTCGGCGCTGCTGCACGCGCTACGGGAGGCGGGCTGGCAAGACTTGGGGCGCGTCGCGAGCGGCGACTATCCCTCGAAAAAGCACTTATTCTGCGCGCCCGATATGGTCACGCGCAGCAAGTCGGAGCTCAGGCGAGCGGTGGAGCCCACGGCGCCGCCGTCACTCGCCGTCGTTAAATAACCAAGCGCAGATCACCGCCAGCACCGCGCCAATGAATAGCGCGATCACGTCGGCGGCTCTAGGCGTCGCAGTAGCTCACGCTCTAGGGCCTCGTACCCTAAAGCGCGAGCGGCTACCGCCTGCAGCATGATCACGGCGCGGCTACACGGCGCGCAGGCTAGTATCCCTTCGAGCGCCTGCCGGTAGCGCTCCGCGCGCTTGTCGGGACTGTCCAGACGCGCGGCGGCGGCTGGGCCGTGTGGCACGTCCTCAGCGCCGAATAAGTCGCGCAGCTCGTCATCTGATATTTTCGCCATAGCTCACCAGTAGTCGCGACCCGAGCGCTTCGCGCTCCACGCCGGCGGCGGCACGCTCGCCCATTCTCGCCGGCGGTACTCGTCACGCCGGCGCCAATAGTTCCACAACCATCGAAGCATATTTCAGCGCCTCTCTGCCTGTTGTATCAGCTCCGTCAGCGTTTTCAACTCGCCGCGCAAGCTCTCGAACGCCTGGCGCTCGCGCTCCGCCCAGGCGTCACCCTCAGCGCGAGCGCGCGCGTACTCTGGCGGCCAGTCGGCCGGCGCGCGCTCGTCGTGGCCGGTTCCATCACAAGCCCAGCAGGTGACAGCGCCGCCGTCGTCGTCGACGGCAAGCGCGTCATATCCTGAGCCCGCACAGCATGAGCAGCGCGGACGGGCGCCCATCAGAGCGCGCCCCATGCCGCAGCGCCCGCGCGCCGCTTGAGTGTGAAATTCGCGAGCGGCCGCCGCGTGAGAATGTTCGACGCCGGCCATGCGAGCACGACCGTCTCGGCGTCATATTTCCAGCACCCCTCCTCGGTGCGGCCGTCGTTGAGATAATAAAAGACGCGCCGCATGTTCTCGACGTTGGCCGGCGTCGTTTTGAGCGCGGCCGCGTCGATGGTAAGCGCGCACGGCTCCGTCGTCAGAATGGTGCGCCCTTTATCCGGCGGCGCCATGCCCGCGATCGCGAACACGTCCGCATGTGCGGTGGTGGCGGTGGCCGCGATCGCGGCGAGTGTCATCAGCTTTTTCATGTGGTCATCTCCTGTTGTGGTTTACATGGTGGCGATAGCTGCAGCGCCCGATAAAAATCGGCCGCCGATAGTCCGCATTGAACGATCAAGAAATCGGAGCGCGGCGGCACGTCGTCGAGGTGCCCGGCGTCTACCGCATAGCGGCAGTCGCGCAAGTGCTCCGCCAGCGCCGCGTCAGCCTCTTCATAGCTTGCAAACGTCTCCGGCTCGCCGTCGGCGCTCCAGACGTTTTCCATGTAGTCGCCGACGCGCGTCAACACTTCCCAGCTGGGCGCGCTCATGGTGCACCGCCAGTGGCGCGCTCGATCAGCTCTCGCGCGGCGTCGATCAACTCGATGTAATGACCGAATTCAGGCAAGTTTGCGACCCGTTCAGCGAACGCCAGTAGCGCCGGCGCCGCCGCTATCAGGCGCGCGTCCGCCTCGCGTATCGGCGACGGGTCGCAGACTGTCGCGCCGTCGGCGTCGACGATCATGCGATAGTGTGGCGGCGCGTCTGGTACGTTATCCGCCCAGAACCATGGGCCGGAAGTGTGCGCGCTCATGCCGCACCGCCTGCAGCTGGCGCCGCGTCGATAATCCAACGGACGGCCTCACGGATTAGCGCGGCATATTCCGCAACATCCTCGCCGCGCTCGATAGCGGCAAGATAGGCGTTTATGTGACGGCGCGCGTCGTGTACTGACTTATAGTTGGCGCTCATGAGAACCACCGCCGCGCGATCGTCGCGCCCAGCTCACGCCGCGCAGCCTCGCGGATCATAAAGCCCAGCACCGCGTCACCCTGCTGCTCGCGCAGCCAATCCCATATAGCGCTCGCCATCACGCGGCACGCCGCCGCGCGGTACTCCATCGACCAATATTGGCCGGTGGTGTAGTCGAGTCCCTGATCGGCTGAATATGAGAGGCGGCTCGACTGATCGAGCGCTGCCTGCAGCATCGCGCCGGTGATCGACGGCCGCAGCTCGATGTACCGCAGCATGATGCGCGCATGGTGTAGCTGGGTCGTGATCGAGCGCGAGTCGCTGCGGTACGCGGCGCGCCCGGCGGTGTCGCGCCAGTCGGAAATATAGTTGCGCGGATCGAGGCCCGGCCGCTGGCGGATCCAGCTATACAGCGCCTCGATGATGTTGTCGCGCAGGGGATCGGCCGGCGGATAGCTGGCGGCGGTGGTCGATTGTGTGGTCAACATGGTTTGATTCTCCGATAGGGTAAAAAGAGGGCGCCCATGGGCGGCGCCCGAGTGGAGCAAAGGTTAGGCGGCGCTCGATACGGCGGCCGCAGCTTCGAGCGCGACGCGCTCGGCGGTGTCGTCGCTGTACGGGATAGCGTCATCATGCGCCATGCGGCACGCGGCGATCGGCGCCTCAGCCACCATGCGATCGCGCAGCGGCATGATGATGACGACCATATCGGGATCGGTGTCGCACACGATCGAGGGGAATTCGCCGCGCTGCAGCACGCGCACCGCATGGTGGCCCGCCTTCGCCTTCGAGATGTTGCGCGCGATCGCGAGCGCCGCGCAGGCCTCAGTCACGTAGTCCGAATTGAGCACGGCCGGCGCGCCAGTGAGTAAACCGTCTTCGTCGCCTTTCGGGACGACCCTGCGCCAGTCGGGGAATTGGCCGTCGAGCGGGCGCCCGGTGACGTGACCCGTCGGCGTCGCGATCGAGAGAGAATTCTGCGCGCCGTCGATCGTGATCGACACATCGCATGCGCCCAGCGACTTGCCGCGCGCGTACTCGCCGCCGAATTGTTTTAGCGCGGCGTCGAGTAAGTCGTTCGGGACGATGACGGCGGCGCCCGCCTTGCACATGACGCCGCGCGCATGCGCGACCAGCATGCGGTGGCCGTCGGTGGCGACGACTTTGCCGCGCTGGGTATCGAGATAGACGCCGCAGAGATAGCGGCGAATGTCGCCATCGGCCGAATGGGTGCGCGCAGCGCGCAGGGTCGAGAGAGATACGGTAAGAGTGTATTGCACGGTAGTGGCTCCTAGGTTACTTGCGGATAATGTCGTCGAGCAGAGCAGCGACGCCGGCCAACAGGCCGGCGCCGATCGCGAGGTTATAGTCTTCGAGCACGATGGCGGCGCACAGTACGCCGACACACGTCATGACGATCACATCGAGCAGGCGGGTCATGAGCGCACCGCCGCGTCAAGGATCCCGGCCGGTAGGTTCGGGCTGTGGTCGGCGACTACATCCTCGTCGCCGTTATAGACGAGCTGGATCCAGCCGGCGCGCTTGCCGCACGCCTCGCGCAGTATTAACAGGTCGCCGCCTGTCGAGCACAGCGCGCCGATGATGTGCGCGGCGTCGCGGCTGTCGGTAACCACCTTCTCGCCGTCGGCGGCGCCGAACGGGTCGTCGATGACGGTGATCGAGTAGCCAGCGGCGAGCGCGCGGCGGACTAATCCGCGAATGATGCGGAATTCGATTTCGGCCATGAACTCAGGACGGGCGCTCATGAGCGCACCGCCGGCACGTCGGCGACGTGAGCTAAGCAACCGTTATACATGGTGACGCGATCGGCGAGGCCCAGCTCAGCGACGCGATCGAGCACGGCGCGCTGGGTGGCGCGACTGCGGGCGCTGCGGTGGATGATCGAGAGAGTACGCGCCGCCATATCAGGCTGGCCCATGGTGACGTAGTACCCGGCGCGAATCATTTCAGTCTGCTCATTCTTGGTCATGTCGTTTTGCTCCTATCTGCGCGGCCGGCGCGCGCTGTTGTTTTTGCCGACGAGCGAATCTCAACATGAAACGGGTCACGCCGTCAAACATTATTTGTTTGGGTCATTTGGGTCGCGTTTGGGTCATGGGATCGAGCTCGATGACCCATGCGCGCGAGCCTTAAAACATAGGGCGCGAGAGGTTTTTGGGTCATTTAGGTCATGTTTTTATATCAATTTGTAAAGCTGTATTTTTACTGTATAGGCATACAGCTCTCGCCACATCGGCGCGCCAATGTTTCGGCGCTCCGACTTTTTTCGCGTGACAAATTGACCCAAATGACCCAAAGCCTGCCTAGCTCCCCGGCGCTTGGGTCATTTAGGTCATCGGCCAACGCGTGACCCAAATGACCCAAAGCTCGATGGCCGCACGCTCGCGCTGGCGCGCGCACCGGCTCGCGCACCATGACCCAAATGACCCAAAGCTCGACGCGCTGCGCGCGCACCGGCTCGCGTGCTCGATGGCTGGCGGGCTGGCGGGCTGGCGGGCTGGCGGGCTGGCGGGCTGGCTGGCGCCGCGCAAAAAACGATGGGGGGGGAGGGCCGACCGACCGGCCAAAAAAATGCTATGAGGTGTCGCAAAAAATTTTTTATTTTTTAGCGAACCGCGCTATGCTCACTGTATGAGCTTCCAGTCCTTACCCTTCGCGCCCCGCGAAATCAGGGCGACCGAAAAAGTGTTGCAGGCGATATACGACGCCGCGAAGATTGGCCTTAAGGGTGACACGCTGGCGCTGGCCGCCGGGTTGTTGCCAACGGAGTACCGGCGCTTATGTCAGTTAGATCCCATAGCCCAAATGGCCGAACAGAAAGGTCGCGCCGATGGCGAGGCTGAGGCATCCACGCAGCTACACCTTGCGGCTAAAGCCGGAGACACCAAAGCCTCCCTTGCCATCCTTACGCATGTGCATGGCTGGGTGGCGAAGCAACAGGTGCAAGTCGACATCAAGCAACAAATCAGTATCACAGCGGCGCTGCAGGAAGCGGAATCTCGCGTCATTGCTGGCCGACTATCTGAAAACGTACGCGCCCCACTGACGATCGAAGGCGAACATGCAACTGCCGATCTATAACGCCGAAGATGAACAGCTCTTAATGAGCAAACTCTGGTCGCCCACGATCAAGGACGACCCCGAGGCGTTCGTGCGGTTCGTGTTTCCGTGGGGGCAGAAGGGCACCCCGCTTGAGCACTTTATTGGCCCGCGCACATGGCAGCTAAAAATGCTGCGCAAATTTGCTACCCATATCCGCGCTAACAAACAGCGCGAGGCGTTCGAGGTGCTGCGGGCGGCGACGGCCTCTGGGCGCGGTATCGGCAAGTCGGCGCTGGTGAGCTGGCTGATCTTGTGGATGCTATCGACGCGCATAGGCAGCACAACTATTGTGTCGGCCAACAGCGAGGCGCAGCTACGCTCGGTGACGTGGGCCGAGATCACTAAGTGGCTGGCGCTGATGATCAACAGCCATTGGTTCGAGGTGTCCGCCACGCGGGTGATGCCGGCCAAGTGGATCGCGGAGCTGGTCGAGCGTGACCTTAAGAAGGGCACGCGCTACTGGTCAGTTGAGGGCCGGCTGTGGTCGGAGGAGAACCCCGACGCGTACGCGGGCGTGCACAACCATGATGGCGTCATGGTCATCTTCGACGAAGCGAGCGGTATACCTGACCCCATCTGGGCGGTGTCGGCGGGCTTTTTTACGGAAAACACACCGAACCGCTTTTGGTGCGCGTTCAGTAACCCGCGTCGCAACGAGGGGTACTTCTTCGAGTGCTTCAACGCCAAACGGGCGTTTTGGCAGACCGAGAGCATCGACGCGCGTGAGGTGGAGGACACCGACAAGGCGGTGTACCAGCAGATCATCGACGAGTATGGGCCGGACAGTCCCCAGGCGCGCGTTGAGGTGTACGGTCAGTTTCCGCTTGAAGGTGACGATCAGTTCATTGGCCCGTCGGTAGTGGACGCGGCGGCGCACCGGCCAAGGTGGAAGGATGAGACGGCGCCGATCGTGCTTGGGGTGGATCCGGCGCGCTCGGGCGCCGACAGCACCGTGATCGTGGCGCGGCAAGGGCGCGACATCATCGCGATCAAGCGGTACAAGGGCGACGACACCATGACGACGGTGGGGCGCGTCATTGATGCGATCGAGGAGTTCAACCCGGTGTTTACCGTCATCGACGAGGGCGGGCTCGGGTACGGCATCCTCGATCGGCTCAAGGAGCAGCGCTATAAGGTGCGCGGGGTTAACTTTGGCTGGAAGGCGAAGAACCCGGTGATGTGGGGCAACAAGCGTGCGGAGCTTTGGGGCACGATGCGCGACTGGCTGCGCGAGGGGTGCATACCGAACGATCGGCAGCTCATGACCGACCTGTGCGGGCCGACGCAGAAGCCGAACTCATCAGGTACGATATTCTTAGAAGGTAAGAAAGAGATGAAGTCGCGAGGGCTTGCAAGCCCTGACGCGGCCGACGCGCTCGCGGTGACATTTGCATTTCCGCTCGGGCAGCGCGAATATAGAGAGAAGGCTCGACGTGTTACCCAATATCAGGGCAGTATCTCGGGCAGTTGGATGGGAGCATAAGTGGCTCGCAAGTCTGTCTCACTGTCGGTTGGGCGCGGGGAAAAGCTGTCTACCAAGGCAGGGGCGGGGCTTACTGCTAAAGGCCGCGCGAAGTACAACCGCGAGACGGGGAGCAAGCTCAAAGCCCCCGCGCCCAGCCCAAAAACCAAGGCCGATGCAGGCCGCAAAAAGTCATTCTGTGCACGCATGAAAGGTGTTGTGCGTAACGCTAAAGGCCCGGCAACACGGGCTAAGGCATCACTCAAACGATGGAAGTGCAGCTAATGGCAGCTAAACGGGGTCTATATGAGAACATCAATAGAAAGCGTGCTCGCATCGCTGCAGGCAGCGGTGAGAAGATGCGTAAGCCTGGTGCAAAAGGTGCTCCTACCGCCAAAGCTTTCCGACAGTCCGCCAAAACGGCCAAAAAAGGTAAAAAGTAATGAACTACCGAAAAATGACCGGCGTGTCGCCCGGCGCAACGATCGGCGACATGATCGTGCAAAGCCGCGTAAATCCGCCAAAAATGCAAAAGCCCCGGATGCCAAAGCGCGAGATGAGTGAAGACGCCATCCGTACGACGGTGGACTTCATGCCCTCGCCGGGGCGCCCGCGAGGTCGCGGAGGGATGCGCTAATGCCTCTGGTTAAGAGTGCAAGCAAAGCGGCGTTTCGCAAAAACATTGGCGCCGAAGTAAAATCCGGCCGTCCCGTCAAGCAAGCGGTTGCTATCGCGTATGCGGTCAAGCGCCGCGCGGCGGCTAAGAAGGGCAAGAAGTAATCATGGCTAAAGACCCGACAGGCATAAAGGGCGCGGCACAGGTCGCCAACAGCCCGCAGTCACGCAGCACGCGTGATGCTGCGGGCATTTTGGCGACCATGCGCAAGCGTTTGGAACAGTCCTTGTCGGCGTACAGCGAGTCCCGCGACAGCGAACTCGATGACTTGCGCTTTATGGCGGGCTCCCCGGACAACCGCTGGCAGTGGCCGCAAGAGGTGCTGGCGACTCGCGGTGCGGTGCAGGGTCAGACGATCAATGCGCGTCCGTGCTTGACGATCAACAAGCTCCCGCAACATGTGCGCCAGGTCACAAACGACCAGCGCCAGAATCGCCCCTCGGGTAAGGTCATCCCGGTTGATGACAAGGCGGACATCGAGGTCGCCGAAGTCTTTAACGGCATGGTGCGGCACATTGAGTACATGTCGGACGCGGACGTGGTGTATGACACGGCGTGCGACAACCAAGTCACCTACGGTGAAGGGTACTTCCGCATTTTGACGGAATACTGCGACGATACGAGCTTCGAGCAAGATTTGCGTCTGCAGCGTATCCGCAACTCGTTTAGCGTCTACATGGATCCGCACATTCAAGATCCGTGCGGCGCTGACGCTGAATACTGCTTCATCACGGAAGACATGCCTCAGAGCGAATTTGAGCGCAACTTCCCGAACGCCGAGCCGATTTCGTCGATTGCCATTCGTGGTGTAGGCGACGAAGCCATGTCGCAGTGGATCATGGAAGATACGGTGCGTATTGCGGAGTATTTCTACGCCGTATACGACAAAGCCACGCTCCATTTGTATCCCAACAACCAAACTGCCTACGCCGGATCACCCGAAGCGCGGCAGATGGAGATGATGGGCGTGCGTCCGCTGCGCACCCGTGAGGTCGAAATCCGCCGAATTAAGTGGATGAAGACCAACGGCTACGAAATTTTGGAAGAAAACGACTGGCCGGGTAAGCACATTCCGGTTATTCGCGTGATTGGCAACGAATTTGAGGTCGATGGACGCCTGTACATCTCAGGTTTGGTGCGAAACGCCAAAGATGCCCAGCGCATGTACAACTATTGGGTGTCGCAAGAGGCCGAAATGCTGGCTTTGGCGCCAAAAGCGCCGTTTATTGGTTACGCCGGCCAGTTTGAAGGCTACGAACACCAGTGGAAGACCGCCAATACGCAAAATTACCCGTATTTGGAGATCAATCCCGACGTTACCGACGGTCAAGGCGCTGTTTTGCCGCTTCCGGCACGCGCACAACCGCCTTTGGCGCAAACCGGGCTTATTCAAGCCAAGATGGGCGCCTCGGACGACATTAAATCGACCACTGGATATTACGATTCGAGCCTGGGCGAGACTTCTAACGAGCGCTCAGGTCGAGCCATTTTGGCGCGTGAACGGCAAGGCGACACAGGTTCATATCACTATATTGACAACTTAGCTCGCGCTATACGCTACGGGACGCGCCAACTCGTTGATCTGATTCCTAAAATCTACGACACGCAGCGCATTGCGCGCATCATCGGGATTGACGGTGAAACGTCGACTGCGCGTATTGATCCGATGCAACCCGAGCCGGTGCGCGAAGTGCGCAATGAAATGGGCGTCATCATCGAGAAGATTTATAACCCGTCTGTCGGTAAGTACGACGTAGCGGTGACAACTGGCCCGTCCTATCTGACCAAGCGCCAAGAGGCGATGGACGCGATGGGTCAAATTCTGCAGGCCAACCCGAACTTGTGGGCTGTGGCTGGCGACCTGTTCGTCAAGAACATGGACTGGCCGGGCGCCCAGGAGATTGCCCAGCGCTTGCAAAAGACCATCGAGCCGCGACTGCTGGAGGATGAAGAGGATCCAGCCATTCAAGCGGCGAAAATGGAGAACGAGCAGCTTCGTGCTCAGATGGACGAGATGCGGGCGATGCTGGATAACGTCCAGAAGTCAATCGAAGCCCGCGAGGTCGACATCAAGGCGTATGATGCCGAGACGAAACGCATTAGTGCTGTTCAAGCGGGTATGTCGCCCGAACAGATCCAAGATATTGTCTTGGGCACCATCAGCGGCATGATGACATCAGGCGACCTCGTGGCGCCGATGCAGCGTGAGGCTATGATGCCGCCTGAGATGGGCATGGAGTTACCGCCGCAATGACCTGCGAAGTCTTTATCGGACGGCTGTTTTTGGCTCGGGATGTGACCCACAGCACCCATCTGAATACCCGCAACTACGCCAAGCACAAGGCGTTGCAAAAATTTTATGAAGGCATCATTCCGCTCGCGGACGGCTTTGCCGAGGCTTATCAGGGCAGATACGGCCTGATTGGCCCGATCGCATTAGCGTCAGCCCAAAAGTCGACCAACGTGCTCGACTTTTTGGAAAAGGAACTTAAAGAACT